TTTTACATCATAAACTTTTATGTTAAAATCAGTAATTGATTTTGTTTGTGCTGACATTGCATCGGAAGCATCCTTCGACCCCCTTGTCCAGTTCGCTAACCCTATTTGAGCAAATGATAACCCTGCGACAAGTGCAGAAAAGGCAAGTCCAGCAGCACCGGCAGCAGGAACTAATTGAGTTAAGTTATTTGAGATAGCATTGAAGCCATACGGCAAATCCTGAATAACCCTACTAACACCTGTAAAATCTTTACCTAACTTCTGCGTAGCACCCCCTGCCCCCTTCGATGCACTCTCTACCCCATGCATAGCAAGGATAGTTTCCTTCATCGCTGCAATGGCTTTCTTATTGTCAGCACTAATTAATATTTCGAGTTTTTCCGGTGCCATTGCTTTATTTTAATGCTTCTGATAATTTCTTCATATTTTCGATGAACTGCTCCTGTGTCAATCTCTCCCCCCTATCCGGCTGCTCGTCCGTTGACAAAGGTAAGAAATCTGTTATGCTTTTGCGCCCCTTCGTGTCCGTGTTCGTGCAGTACATAACATACGCTATCAACCTTGCCCTCTGCCATTCAGCTAACTGCTTCGCTTCGTACGCTTTGCGATATAATAAAAAATCTCGCCAGCGAATAGACCAAAACTGCTCAATAGTTAGGCCCGATTCAATGGCGAGAATTATAACCTCATCCCAGGTCTTATCCCTGTGGTTTAACTTTTTTTTTCTTCCTCCGGTACGTTTTTATCAGCAGGTATATCCGGTACCATTGCCTTCATAGTGTACTGAATGAACTCTAACACCTGCGATCCTGTGAACTGCAACCCACCGCCCTCATCAATCAACTGCGATGCTTCCCTTTCACTTATCACCTTGCCGGCTCCCTCACTTGCCGCCTGAATCATTGTGATAACGTGCTTAAAGGTTAAGGATTGCCCATCGTACATCTCCAACATCTTACCTATTGGCAAGTTGCCATTCATTTCACAGAATCGGTGCATCGCCCAGTTATTCCATAACAAACTAACGCTGCCCGTTGAAGTTTTTAACTCAAATGCTACGGGCATAAATTAGTATGTCTTTGTTTGGGTAAGTGGAGCATTCTGTACCTGGAACTCCGCATCAAACTTCAGCAGGTCTTTGTCAGTTGCATCCAATGAAAGCGAAGTAACAAAGATGTTACCGGTATACACGATGTCGCCACTAACAGCAACGGCAGGACCGAAACGGGCAGGGATTGAATCACGGTTAACAAGCAGCGTGTAAATCCGGTCATAGCTTTCACGGCTACCGCTACCAGTTTGGTCAATGGCATGGCCGGAACAACTGATAGTCTGACTAACGGAATTACCGGGAAGTTGCTCATCGCCACATTTACTATCGGCATCAATGGCATCACGGGTGATTTCCATTGAATTGGATGTAAGGCAAGCAACGGTCAGGAAAGTACCATTCCTGTCGAAGTCCAGTTGAAGGATTATGTCCCTCGCATTTACAAAAGTGTAACTCATATTTATTGTGTTTGTGAAATTATAAATTCATACCGCAAAATTACACGAAAAGTGTTATCAAATGGATCCAAGTCCTCCAGGTTAGTTACCGATGCCAATACCACTTTTTTACAATCCCATCCAACAGGTAACACAACCACCGTATCACTATTGACCGCACCCATCACCGCATCCGCTATTTGCTCCGCCCTCTTGAACCCAAAGTTACTACTTTTCGTTGTTATATCTATGTTGACTGAAACGAGGTTAACGTAACCCTCCTTGCCTTGTTCCTGCCCGGATGTTCTACCGGTGATAGTAATGTATTCAGCCGGCTCATTGGCAGGCACCATAGCATCGTACACATCAACATAGGTGTATGCGGCAAGTTGGGTAACTAACCATTTCTTTATCTCTATGGCAGGGTTTTTCATTATCATTTGCGCAACAAGTTTTGAATCCGCTTAATCAGTTTCGGTCTTTCGTCAAGATAGGCAGGGATAAGGAATGGTTGTGGCTTGATGCCGTTTTTAAGTATAAAGTAGGCCATTCTTTCGGCAACCCTCAAATCTTCCGATAACCTTTGATCTCTATTGCCTATCCTTCTTTTTGATTTCACCTTGTACGTTCCTGCTAATTTGTTGCGCTTAACATAGAAGATTAATGCAAGTATCAAATCTCCGTAATCGCCTTTACCCTTACCCCTGAATTGTGCAGCATAAGCAGCGAACCCATTATGTATCGGATGGGTCATTGCTTTTTTCTTTGTTCCGAACTCTACATAAGCAGCATACCCAATATCTGAATAAACCGATTTCATTAACGGCTCACCTATGTTATGCTTTATGCTTTGCCGTAATTTACCCAAGTTAGCAGGCGCCATCCGCTTTGCATTGCGTTCAATGTTCAATGCGGATGCATTCATCTCTTTATTAAGACCTGGCCCCATACGTTCAGCCGCAATGTCAAACATCTTTCTGACCGCCTTGCCCCCCACTAAATTCATGCTGAATTCGGCCATTACTTAAAGATTTGTATTTCCAAGTATTCATCCTTATTTTCCACATTCGTTATAGAGTGTATGCTATATTGCTCACCGCCTATTTCTAATCTGTAGGTCTGATCGATTGTAAGGGGGTAGCGCACGAATACAGTAGCGGATGCCGTGTAACTTACCTGCGCTGCAATCAAAGAACGGCTATCACCAAGCGGAATGAACATACCCCAAATGGTGGCGGTATTCGCATAGGTAACCGTATAACCCCCCTCACCATCGCTCACCTGTGTAGGTGCAAGTACACCAATCGGCTCATGCAGTAGTTCTGCTGACAGATAATTCGGTCTTGTACCCTTTAACCTCATAGTATCGGACTTTGACGGGTGAACTGCTGACACGCTCTCCATGCTTTCTCACAAATACCAGTACCCTCATTTTCGGCTCCCCTATTTTCGTACATGTAATTCACTTGGTCAAGAATGGCAAACTTCAAAGCAGCAGGGACATGGGTATAACCTACCGTATATTCGGCCCTCATGTTCTCAATCTGTGGAAAAGTAATTCGGGGATAATTACCGCCTATGATTCGTTTGTCGGTCAGAATTGTACCGGTATAATCATCGTACAAGGTAATATCGGAAGTGATAGGGCCGTATGGCAGTTGATATGCACCGCCTTTATTGCTGAACCATACTTTCACCTGCTTTGTTATTACGCTGATACCTGCTGCATCTTCGATTATCTTTCGGGCAGAACTAATCAACTGCGAAACCTGTGCATCTTCGCTTGTATGGCTAACCCTAATGTATAGTTTCGCTTCTGCAAGCGTTACCGGCTCCGCATAGCTTACTTCCGTTACCTGTGAATCTATTGTAAAAGAGTAGTTACCCATTGTTCAAAGTTTATTAATTTGTCATGCGGCCTTAACTGCTCTGCCCTGTCAAATGCCGCCTGGCTGCAAAGTTCGTAATTATTCATCACATTTTTGATAGCGTTCACCCATTGATGCGGCCTATCAGGGCTGCAATAGATACCGGCATCCCCACAATTCTCACGCAGCGCAGGCAAATCACTTACAATGCAAGGGATCCCCGATGCCATTGCTTCGGTTGCCGTTCTACCCCAACTCTCATACTGCGAAGGCATCAAAAGTATCTTTGTGCGCTTGTATGCGTTCCTTATGTCGGGTTGATTCGCCCAAATGGTTACATTTTGTAACCCTTTGTAAATCTGTTCACCATAGCCACCCTGTACTGCTAAAAATTTGTACTCCGGCATCATTTGCGCCACCTGGTAGAATAGTTCCGCCCCCTTATTGCGATTGAGATTAATTAGTGTTATTTCCTCCCCCCGTTCAACCCGATAATGGTCAATGTTCACCGGTGGTTGAAGTATGAATGAGTTGTTGGGGTACTTGCCGTGTTCACTTCCCCAATGGGAGTTATACACAACATTTATATGCTGATTCCGTCTGACGGAAATATAGTTAAAGGTATTGTGAGCAAACCATACGGCCGGCTTCTTTGTCTTCTTGCAGTCTTCAGCTACATCTGCTGCAAAATCTAATTGAGTAAAAATTACATCTGCCCATTCATGATGGAAATACCAATCATGTGAGCGATTAAAAACTGGTATTCCTTCGTAATCGTAATACTCATTGTTCATTGCGGATGTCATGACCTTGACGTGATGGCCACGCTCCATTAACCATTTGTTGATTTCGTGTGCGTTCCATTCCGAGCCGGACTTCGCCTTTGGGAGATATTGCTGCACGTGCCACAATACACGCATTTTTCGAGGGTTTTCGTTCACGCTTTTTCATGCTAATAATAAGGGGGATGGAATCCCACCCCCCTCATTGATTTTAGATAGTAGCGTAGATA